TGAAAATCGGAAAGATATGAAAGCTTTAATAACTCGCAGAGATCCACGTCAGCTTAATTCCCAATTTAAAGCTATCGTGAGTGCCAATTACATGGTTCCTATTAAAGGAAAAGATTTGTGTCTTGTTAATATTGCTTCCGGTGGGGTCTTTGCTGACATTCGTCATCTATTTCCACAGGCTATTACGGCTTCTGGTTCTGGGCATTTTCTTTATAAGGAAGCCGATGGTTCCATGAAGTCTGATCCTATTCGTATTGCTTATACTAAGGATTCTAAGTCTGGTGGGCCTGGATATGATTATGATTTACCATATAACACTTTTACAGGATTGTGTATGGGTGTAGTAGTAGCTAAATTTGCTAAAACTTGTATTGCTGGTCTGCATCTACGTGGTATTTCAAATACCCCTAAGGGTAAAGCGTTAACTATAACTAAGGATGAAATTGATGAAGCCTGGGACATTGCTACTAATACATGGGTAGGAGCTTTTCCTTCCACTGTAAATGGCGAGTTCCCTGTGACCCGATATGACAAACAAGTTTTAACTACGCAAGATATCCATCCAAATTCTCCCATTAACTACCTTCCCCTGGGAAGCAATGTGGAGTATTTAGGACAAAATGGACGTCGAGTAACTCACACCAAGAGTAAAGTGCGCAAAACACCTATTTCGAATGCAGTTACCGAAGTTACTGGAGTGAAGAATGAATTTGGACCTCCTAAATTTCATAGAACCAGAATGTGGCAAGCATCTTTAGCTCATTCTGCCAATCCCAGTCCTGGGGTTGAGGGATCCCTTGTAGAACTGGCTTATCGCGATTACGTTGATGGTATCGTGAAAACACTAAAGCTTGACAAGTTCAAAACATGGGTTCTTTCTGAATTGTGTCCGATGACTGACATGCAAACTTTGTGTGGCAAAGACGGTCAGCGCTTTATTGATGCCATGCCTAAACAGACTTCCAAAGGTGAGCCTTTGTCCGGTCCCAAGAGAGAATGGATTATTTTCTTGGACCCTGCAGACTACCCTGAATTTCAGTGCCCTGCTGAAGCCCATCCCGCAATCATGAACGAGATGAGAGCAATGGAGGTGACTCTACTCAATGGCGATAGATGTTATTTCCTTTTTAAAGCTTGTGTAAAAGACGAAGCAACCCCATTAATTAAGGATAAAGTTAGAGTCTTTCAAGCTGCTGACTGGGCAGGTCAAATGTTAATCAGAAAATATTTTTTGCCAATAGCACGCATGTTATCATTGTTTCCTTTAGATTCCGAGTGTGCCGTGGGCGTAAATGCCCAAGGTCCAGAGTGGGATGAATTGGCAAAACACATGAAGAAGTTCGGAGTTGATCGTATTTTGGCTGGTGATTATAGTAAGTATGATTTACGTATGCCAGCACAGCTTATTAACGCCGCATTTGCTGTTATGATTGAAATTGCGGAAAAGTGTGGCAATTATTCAGCTGATGATTTAACTATTATGCGTGGTATCGCA